AGATGAAATCTTTGATTCGTCATTGGATGGTACTGGTACAGATGACTTCCTTAAAATTCTTGGTACGTTCTCAGACCAAAACGTATTTGTTATTTCTCATAAACAAGATATGTTGTTTGACAAGTTTAGAAGTATTGTACAGTTTAAGAAAGAAAAGAACTTCAGTCATATGGTAACATCATAATGGGCAAACGAAGTGATTTTGATAGAGTAGAAAGAGATTTCTATCCTACTCCTATTGAGGCTGTCATACCTCTTATACCCCATCTACCAGATAAAGGTTTGTTTGCAGAACCTTGTGCTGGAGATGGTAGACTGATTCGACATATTGAAGAACTTACAGGGTTACTTGGATATTGGATGACTGACATAGAACCAATGGCTGACTTTGTGGGTGAAGGTGATGCACTAACAGATACTATTGTGGGGTGTGATGTTTGCATAACAAACCCGCCATGGAATAGAAAAATATTACATCCACTCATTGAAAATTTATCTGCACAACTTCCTACTTGGTTATTGTTTGATGCAGATTGGATACATACAAAACAATCAATTCCATACTTACCAAAACTGAAGAAGGTTGTAAGTATTGGAAGAGTTAAGTGGATAGAGGGAAGTAAAAGTGTCGGTAAGGATAACTGTTGTTGGTATCTTTTTGACGATAATGACTATGGAACTAATGGTAAACCTATTAGATTTTTTGGGAGAACATAATGAAATACGAACTAATTAATCCAGAAGACCCTATTCTACATGAGGTTTTACCTGATATTACATTTGAAGAACTAAAAGAAAAATGTAGCTTGACTCCTAAAGAGTTATATGATAACTTAATAGAAACAATGCGTGGCACTAATGGTATTGGATTGTCTGCAAATCAGTGTGGACTTCCTGTTCGTGCATTTACGATGTTTACTAATATCGACAAAGGAGAGGCAACTATCTTCTTCAATCCAAAGATTACATGGGTATCAGAGGACACAGAACTGTTTGTAGAAGGGTGTCTCACCTATCCCCATCTCTACTTGAACATTAGACGGCCTTCTGCGATTCGTTTTGAATATATGGATATTGATGGTAAAAAACAGACTGCTGGTTTTGGTGGAATTACTGCAAGGATATTTCAACATGAGTTTGACCATATGCAAGGAACTAACTTTACTCAATGGGCATCAAAACTTAAACTTGAAATGGGTTTAAAGAAAGCTAGAAAAAAGGCTAAAAAGTTCTAAAAACATCTTGACATTTGTTGTTACAACAGGTATACTGATTAAGTAATGATGAGAAAACAACTGGAGACTTTATATTATGGCACATGAACTTGAAATCGTAAATGGTGAAGCACAAATGGCGTATGTCGGTGAATTACCGTGGCATGGACTTGGAACAAAGGTGGAAGAAGAACTAACACCAGACCAATTCCAAAAGGTTGCTGGACTTGATTGGACAGTAGAGAAACAACCACTTGTTACTGCAACAGGTGTTCCTATCAAAAACAAAGAGGCACTTGTACGTTCCTCTGACAACTCTGTATTAGATGTTGTTGGTACTGGTTGGAATCCAGTGCAGAACTCAGAAGCATTTGAGTTCTTCCATGAATACTGTATGTCAGGTGATATGGAAATGCACACCGCTGGTTCATTGAAAGATGGACAGATGGTATGGGCTCTTGCAAAAACCAAAGAGTCTTTTGAGTTGTTTAATGGTGATGTGACAGATAATTACTTTCTGTTCACAAACCCACACCAATTTGGTAAAGCGATTAATATTCGTATGACACCAATTCGTGTGGTGTGTAACAACACTCTAACACTTTCTCTTTCTCAGAATGCAGATAAGATGGTTACGGTAAATCACCGTAAGGCATTTGACCCTGCTGAAGTGAAAGAACAGATGGGTATTGCCCGTCAGAAAATGGAAGAGTACAAATCAATGGCTGCGTACCTTGGTTCTAAACCATATACAGGTGAAAACGTAATCCAATACTTCAATGAAGTCTTTGGTTCGCCGGCGAAAGAAAAGGTTGAGGGTGTTGTTCCCTTCACATCTCGTAACTCAAAGACTGCCTTTGAGAACTTGGATGTACAACCTGGCGCAGAGTTTGCTCAAGGTTCTTGGTGGACTGCATTTAACTCAGTGACCAACATGACTGACCACCTTCAAGGACGGTCAAATGATGGACGTTTAGTATCTTCATGGTATGGACGAAATCGTAAAGTGAAGTTGAATGCACTGGATAAGGCACTTGAATACGCTGACTCTGTGTAAAAATGTCCAAGAGGGGTTGAAAAATCTCTCTTGGATACTATATAAATACTATTGATATGCCGATAATCGGGTATCAAATTTATCTTGCTTAACAAAGGAGAAAAACAATGGTAAATGCTTACACACTTGATCCATCTAGGATCGCAACTTATTCTGTCGGTTTTGATAGAATGTTTGATAGTCTAATGGGAGCTAACAGAGTTAGTTCAACAGCAATGTCAAACTATCCCCCTTACAATATTGTAAAACATAGTGACGATATGTACACTATTGAGATTGCAGTCGCTGGATTTTCGAAAGACAAAATTGAAATTGAGTCAAAAGAAAATACACTTACTGTAAAATCTATTGATATTGAAACTTCTGAAGTAGAAAAGAAACCAGAGTATCTACATAAAGGTATTTCTGCACGTTCTTTTAATAAGACGTTTACAGTATCAGATGACGTTATTGTGAAGGGTGCTGATTTAAAAGACGGACTTCTTTATATTCAACTGGAAAGAATTATTCCAGAAGAAAAGAAAGCTCGTTCAATTAAAATTAAGTAAATAAAGTGTGGAGTGCCTATTGACATAGGCGCTCCTTTATGTTATAGTATGTTAAATAATGAAATAGGATGAAAAAAGTGAAACATATTGATTACAAATATTCAGAAGATTTGATTCTGAAAGAATTACAAGAGTATATAGATGTAACCTATAATGCTCACTACTCTCATAACAAATTTCAAGCAACAGAATTCATCATGGACTCGGGCCATGGAGAAGGTTTCTGTATTGGCAATATTCTAAAATATTCGCAACGATACGGAAAAAAAGATGGCAAGAACAGAAATGACTTGCTTAAAGTGATCCATTATGGTATAATGGCTCTTCATAATCACGACACAACGGAGAATAATTGAATATGAAACTTAGTAATGATACAAGAGAAGTTCTAAAGAACTTTTCCACCATTAACCAGAACCTTCTGGTAAAAAATGGGAATTTGATTGGTACAATGTCTGCAATGAAAAACATTGTATCAAAGGCAACTATTCCAGATACTTTCGATAATGAATTTGCAATATATGACTTGAACGAGTTCTTGTCTGCATTGTCACTATTCAAAGACCCAACACTGTCTTTCGATGAGAAAAGTGTTAAACTTAGTGAAGAGGGTGGTGGTAGTAAACTGACTTACATGTTCAGTGATCCTTCTATCGTTACTGTTGCTAAAACAGATATCACAATGCCTTCAGTGGATGTAGATTTTACATTTACTCAAGACACATTCAACCAAATCCAAAAGGCATCTGCCGTACTTGGTGTTCCAGATGTAGTACTAAAAGGTTCTACTGGTGGTAATATCGAACTATTGGTTACTGATCGTAAGAATGACACTTCAAACGATTTCAGTATTGTTGTTGGTGAAAATTCACCTAGCGACTTCACATTCTACTTCAAAGTAGAAAACTTGAAACTCCTCTCTGGTGATTATAAGGTAGAAGTATCAAAACAAGGCATCTCACATTTTACTAATCTGACGAAGCCTGTTGAATACTATATTGCTCTAGAAGCTGCCTAAACCAGAAGGATTTTTATTATGAATGATGTGATGTTATGGGTGGAGAAATACCGCCCAAGTAGAATCAGTGATTGTGTTCTCACTGATGATTTAAAGAAGACTTTCCAGACCTTTGTAGATGATGGACATATTCCTAATCTTCTACTATCAGGTGGGCCTGGGGTGGGTAAGACCACAGTTGCGAAAGCTATGCTTGACGAACTTGGTGCCACTTATATGATGATAAACGGTTCTGAGGAATCGGGTATTGATGTTCTCCGAAATAAGATTAAGAACTTTGCTTCTACTGTCTCTATGGATGGTAATCGCAAGTTCGTAATCTTGGATGAGGCAGATTACCTAAATCCTCAATCCACACAGCCTGCGTTGCGTGGTTTCATTGAAGAGTTCCACAAGAATTGTGGTTTTATTCTGACATGTAACTTTAAAAACCGTATCATCGAACCTCTCCACAGTCGTTGTTCTGTTATAGAATTTCGTATTCCATCAACTGAAAAACCTAAACTCGCTGGTGAATTCTTCCATCGTGTACAGGATGTTCTTAAAACAGAACAGGTTCAATTCGAACCTAAAGCTGTTGCTGGTGTTGTGGAGAAACATTTTCCAGATTGGAGAAGAGTTCTAAATGAACTCCAAAGATACTCTGCATCTGGTATGATTGATGCTGGTGTTCTAGTCAATTTGTCTGAAACCAATATGAAAGATTTGACAACTTTCCTTAAAGAAAAGGATTTCAAGTCTATTCGTAAATGGGTTGCAAACAATCTAGACAATGACCCATCTCGTATGTATCGTAAAGTATATGATACATTGTATGATGCAGTCAATCCATCAACTGTCCCTCATCTTGTTCTTGCAACAGCAGACTACTCATATAAATCTGCATTTGTAGCCGACCAAGAAATCAATATGCTTGCATATATGATTGAAATTATGTCACAGGTTAATTTCAAATGAGTGGATATGAACTAAAACACTACCTAAAATCAATGAATGAAACAAAGGAAAATCTGATGGAATCAGATGATCCTATGTGGGAAAAGAAGTATTCTCCATTCATTATAAATAAATGTCTCGCACCATTCAATGATACTATTGCATTGGTCAATGAGATGAATATGCGTCACCACCTTGATTCAAAACTACAATATGACTTTTTACTAAATACTATTAGGTCTAAGAAACGATATGCGCCTTGGGTAAAGGCTGATAAGTTGAAAAACCTACAAGTAGTAAAAGAATATTATGGTTATAGTAATGAGAAAGCGAAGCAAGCATTGTCTATACTTAATCATGACCAGATAAAGGCTATCAAAGATAGTTTGAACAAAGGTGGAAGAAAATGAATGAAATTGATTGGCATCCCGAAGCGATGCTGGAAGTAAAACTAAAAGAACCAGATGACTTCCTAAAGGTTCGTGAGACACTATCAAGGATTGGTGTTGCCTCTCGTAAAGAGAGAAAGTTATATCAGTCGTGTCACATCCTACACAAACAGGGTAAGTATTACATTGTGCATTTTAAAGAGTTATTTGCATTAGATGGTAAAGATACTAATCTAAATGAAAACGATGTTTCAAGACGTAACTCTATTGCTGGACTATTAGGTGATTGGGGATTGATTGAAATTGTTGGAAGTGCTGAACCTAAGGCTCCTCTATCTCAAATTAAGGTAATTGCCTTTAAAGAGAAAAATGAGTGGGAGTTGGAGACTAAGTATAACATAGGTAAAAAGAGAGAATCTTAATTGGCACAGTCGTTTTCGGATTTCATTGTTGAAGAAAAAACAGAGGAAAACTATAAGGTAGTTATCCTTACAGTAGAGTTTGGCGATAAGTCAATCACTGCAAAGAAGTTTGAGAAAGAAGCTCAGAAGATGGGAATGGAAACCTTCCTTGCCAACTTCAAAGAAGTTTCATTGTCTTTCAACAATGGAAAACACACATTATCCGATAACAATAATAGTATTGACGTAAGTAAAGACGATACGGTTGTATTTGTTCGTGGTACGCCAACAAGAGATAGTATGTTAGATTTAATCTCTGAGTTGGAACGAATTGGTATTAGTTGTATTAATAACAGAACTACAATTAGTATCTGTGCAGATAAGTACAGAAGTTATGTTCGACTTAAAGATTTTAAACTACTCCAACCAAAGACAGTTCTAATTCCTAATGAAGATAGTATTGATTCTGCATTAGAAGAACTTGATACAAAATTCCCAATCATCCTTAAAACTCTTAGGGGTTCTAAAGGTGTTGGTGTACTGTTTATTGAATCAAAGAGAGCCTTAGATTCAATTGTGCAGTTGTTATACAAACAAGATAAAGATACAGATATTCTTATACAAGAGTATATTAAAACAGATTATGATGTTCGTGCGGTAATTGTTGGTAATAAGATTATTGGAACTATGCGTAGAGATGTGATTGAAGGTGATTTCAGATCAAATGTATCTCAAGGTGCAAAACCAAAACCATACAAATTATCAGAAGAAGAAGTACGTCAATGTTTAATTGCTGCGAAGGCTGTTGATGGTGATTGTGTTGCAGTTGACTTTATTCCATATAAAGGACAACCATACTTTCTAGAAGTAAACAGTTCGCCTGGCACAGACGGTATCGAAGATGCTAACTCTGGACTAAACATTGCAAAGGAAATTATTCAACATTACAAAAATACAGAATCTAGATACTCTGCCCCCACCAAATGTGGATACCATGAAGTAGTATCCGTATTACCATTTGGTGAGATGGAAGGCAAGTTCGATACTGGAAATGGAATACTTTCTGTATTACATGCAGAAGATATAAAGATTAATGGTAAGAAGATTACTTTCACATTGAACGGTAAAACAATTACTACTAATCTTGTTAAGATGTACGAAGCAACAACTGGTGGTGGCGTAGATAGACGGCCTGTTGTTGAGTTGGACATGGAATTCATGGGTCACAGTTATCAGTTCATGTTTGGCCTTGATGATAGAAGTGAAATGGGAACTGATGTTCTTCTAAATAGGTTCGCAATGACAAAAATGAATGTCATGGTTGACCCTCAGAAGAAGTTCATTATTACAACAATGAAAGGTAAAGATAATGATGCTTAATGCTATAAAATTACATAATGAAGGCAAGATTGCTCTACACAAAGCAAACATTGCAGTATACTTAAAGAATCCAGCTGGTATCGGAGAACATTCAGATATCGCAGAAGCAGTAGAATCAGAATTGGTTAAAATTGCAGATGCACAAGATGTTATTGACATGATTGAAAAACACTTTTCTTCTGACGAACAAATGCCACTTTTCTCTTGACATTTCCCCCTAACCACTATATAATGAAACTAATTGACAAGGGAAAATGTTTTGAAATTCTACACTCATGTTGCCCAATGGGGTAATCAACTATTGGTTCGTGCCGTTAAAGACGGTGTACGCTCTAACTTCAAAGTAAAGTACGAACCGACTCTTTATGTGCCTGTTCAAAAAGAAACAGGATGGAAAACCTTGGATGACAAGAACGTCAATCCAATGAAGTTCCTTACTATCAAGGAAGCTAAAGAGTTCAAGGAAAGATATGAAAGTCAACCCCATCTTTGTTTTGGGTTGACTAACTTTCCTTACACATATATTTCAGAAACATATCCAAAACAAATTCAGTATGACAGTTCGCAAATGCGTATTGTTACTATTGATATTGAGGTTGAGTGTGAGAACGGTTTCCCTAATGCCGATGTTGCACTTGAACCTATGTTATCTATCACAATCAAAAATCACGACACAGGCCGTATTAAGGTTTGGGGATTACACGACTATAAGAACGATAGAGAAGATGTACAATACATCAAGTGTAATGGTGAACGTGAATTGCTTGCACAGTTTGTATCTTGGTGGGAAAGTGATCACCCTGATATTATTACTGGTTGGAATACTGAACGATTCGATATTCCCTATCTTTGTAACCGTATTAAATCTGTAATGGGTGAAGACGCAATGAAGCGTCTATCTCCTTGGGGTGTTGTGAATGCACGAACAATTACTGGTGCATATGGTAAGAAGGAACAAGTCTATGATATCATGGGTGTTGAAGACTTAGATTACTTATTGTTGTATCGTAAGTTTACATACACTCGACAAGAATCATATCGTCTTGACCATATTGCTAATGTGGAACTTGGACAACGCAAGGATGAAAACCCATACGAAACATTTCGTGATTGGTATACTAAAGACTATCAGTCATTCCTCGACTATAACATCATGGACGTTGAACTAGTTGATAGACTTGACGCAAAGATGAAGTTGATTGATTTGATTTTGACTATGACGTATGAGGCTAAGGTGAACATGTCTGATTCCTTTACGTCTGTTAAGTATTGGGATGTGTTGATATACAATCACCTTCTAAGTAAGAAGATTGTTATTCCACAGAAGAAATCATCTAAAACTAAAAACGAAAAGTATATTGGTGCATACGTCAAAGACCCACAAGTCGGTGAACACAAATGGGTAATGTCTTTTGACTTGAACTCTTTGTATCCACACTTGATTATGCAATACAATATTTCCCCAGAAACACTATTACCTAAAACTATGCCTTTCAATAAAGAGAAGGCTGTGGATGAGATGTTAGAAAAGAAACATGACTTATCCATGTTACCATCTGCATCTGTAACTTGTACACCAAACGGTGCATTGTTCAGAACTAAGGAACAAGGTTTCTTGCCTGAGATGATGCAAGAGATGTACAATGATCGTACTATCTACAAGAAAAAGATGTTGACTGCAAAACAACTTTATGAGGATACTAAAGACCCTAAGTATCTGAATGATGTGTCTCGCTTTCAAAACATCCAGATGGCACGAAAGATTTCTTTGAACTCTGCTTATGGTGCGATTGGTAATGAGTGGTTTCGATATTATGATTTGAGAATTGCAGAAGGTATTACAACTTCTGGCCAGTTATCCATTCGTTGGATTGAACAGGCACTCAATGATTATTTGAATAAATTATTAAAGACAGATGGAGATGATTATGTTATTGCATCGGATACAGATTCGGTATATATTAGTTTTGACAAGTTGGTTAATACTGTGCTTAAACAGAGAGAGAATGAATCGGAGAGTGCGTATCGTGGCCGGGCCGTGGATTTCCTTGATAGAATTGCTCAAGAGAAAATTGAACCTTTTATTAATAAAAGTTATCAAGAGCTTGCTTCGTATGTAAACGCATATGACCAGAAGATGGAGATGGGGCGTGAAGCGATTGCAGACAAAGGTATTTGGACTGCAAAGAAAAGATACATCCTAAATGTTTGGGATATGGAAGGTGTTCGTTATCAAGAACCACAACTAAAGATTATGGGTATTGAGGCTGTCAAGTCTAGTACGCCTGCTCCTTGTCGTGAGAAGATTAAGGAATGTCTAAAGATTATTATGTCTGGTACTGAGAAAGATGTGAATACATTTATTCAAGAGTTTCGTAATGAGTTTATGGAACTATCCCCAGAAGAGATTGCTTTTCCACGTTCTGTGAATGGTATTGCAAAGTGGAGTAGTGGTTCTAGTATATTCCAATCTGGAACACCTATGCATTGTAAGGGTGCTATTCTATATAATCACTTTGTTAAGAAACAGAAACTAACAAACAAATATCCTCTTATTCAAGAGGGTGAAAAGATTAAGTTCTTAAATATGAGAACACCAAACCCTATGCAATCGAATGTTATTTCTTTTATGACTAAATTACCAAAAGAGCTTGACATTCACAAATATTTGGACTATGATAAACAATTCGAGAAGGCGTTTATTGAACCGTTGGTTTTTATTATGCAACAAATCAAATGGAACATTGACCGCTCTTACGGAACACAGATGACACTTGAGGACTTTTTTGGATGATATTAAACAGGACGGACGCTATTGAAGCTGCAAATGTATTCGTAGATTATTTTTCTAACTTTGGTAGAATTGATGACTATCTTAGAAGAGTAAAACTTGAACGTATGAGTAACTATCCAGTATCTTTGCCTGGAATGGGGCCTGAAGATGATATGTTCAGTAACTTTGATATGCATCCAAATGATATGGAGTTTGAATGTAAAGAGGTTAGTAATGAGATATTTGTAAACTATCTTGAAATTGTAACATCTCATGCAGTAGAAGTATCTGTGCCAGGCAAGTCCATCAAGTGGGTAGTGTATGAAAAGAATACAGGACAGATTGCTGGGTTTATTCGTTTGGGTTCACCAACAATCAACTCAAAACCTCGTAATGATTTCTTAGGTAAACCATTGAATACAATGGATCCAGCTACAATGAAACGGTTCAATGATTCTACTATTATGGGATTTATCATTGTTCCAACTCAACCATTTGGATTTAATTACTTGGGTGGTAAACTACTTGCATCTATCTGTTGTTCACATCTTACAAAAGATACACTAGATAAAAAGTATGGTGGCCCTTTTTGTATGTTTGAGACTACATCTTTATACGGTACAACTAAGAGTAGTTCACAGTATGATGGTATGAAACCATTCTTACGATATAAGGGTAATACAATGTCAGACTTTGCTCCTCTTATTAATGATGACAACTTCCATAGATTGAATGATTGGTTTAAAGAACGTAACGGTGGTGAACCTCTGGTTGATCAATCTGCTAGTTCTAGAAAACTAAAGACGCAGACCAAAATGATTTCTATTATCAAATCATCCCTAAAGAACATAGAACCAACAGAATATACAAAGTTTGTTCAGACATTTAATGATGCTAAAAATCTAACAGAAAAAAAGAGACAGTATCTTGGCACTTTTGGGTATTCAAATGTAAAAGAATATATGAACTTTGAAACCGATACTCTTATTGAGGGTGACGCATTTGAAAGACATTCATTTTCTGGATGTGTTGATTGGTGGAAGAACAAGGCATCTAAGAGATATGAATCATTAAAGGCAGATGGCCGTATTAGACATAATCTTGAAACTTTTAATCGCAACCCAGATGAGATCCAGATAATACGATGATGGAATATAACGAAGAGAACTTAAAAATAGTATCAGACACAATCTTAAAAAACCTTACACCAGATTTGATACCTTTAAAGTGGAGAAAGAGGAATTCAATCAATCCCATGTTTGGCCATTGTCACCATTCTTCTGCCTGTCTACAGAAAGTATTCACTACAAAGAAGATTAAGTTATATCGAGCATTAGACCCTAATGACGTTTGGCATTGGTGGTGTTTAGATATAAATGAGAAGTTAATTGATCTGACAGCAGATCAATACTACTCTATAGGCAAAGAACCACCATATGATATAGGCGAAAAGGCCTCTATGTTGGGATTTGGTTATAGAAAGAGAACTTTAGAATTACTAGAAAGAGTCAAAAAAGAACTTGACATTTAGTTAATTTTAGAGTACTATATAAAGATAGACATGAAATATTTCATGTTGTGCTAAAAGTATCAAAGGAGATTAACAAATGGCACTTACACTTACAGAAGTAAAGGACGTATTGACGTTCAATCCAAAATCA